GAGAAACAACGGCAGATTCACAGCGCAGCCAACAAACCATGTTCTTGTGAAGGATAAGTCTTTCACGACCGAGGTTGCGTGGCCTAAGTTGCAACGGCAGACGGAGACATGGAGCGTTGACCCATGAGTTTTGTAACACTTGACTTTGAGACTTTCTACAGCAGCGACTTTAGTCTGAAGAAACTTACGACTGAGGAATACATAAACGACCCACGTTTTGAAGTCATTGGCGTGGCGATGAAGATTGATGACGGTAGATGCGAGTGGGTAAGTGGGGATAGGAACGAGATCAAAGCAAGGTTAGACCAGATTGATTGGGCGAACTCTGCGCTGCTCTGTCACAACGCGATGTTTGACGGAGCGATCTTGTCTTGGTATTTCGGGATCACTCCTGCGAAGTATTTCGATACGCTTTGCATGGCTCGTGCGATACACGGCGTGGATGCAGGCGGTTCGCTTGCTGCGCTTGTTGAGCGGTACAGATTGGGTGAGAAGGGCACTGAAGTAGCCAACGCACAAGGCAAACGGCGTAGTGACTTCACCCCCGAAGACTTGGCGCGTTATGGTGCCTACTGCATCAATGACGTAGACCTCACATTCAAGTTGTTCAGCGCGATGATTAGCGAAGGGTTTCCCACGCCCGAGTTGAACTTGATTGATATGACGTTGCGTATGTATACCAAGCCTGTGCTGCGAGTTGACGACGCTCTGTTGGTCGAGCGACTTGAGGAGATCAAGACCGAGAAGGCTGAACTACTCAGCAGTTTGAAGGCCGTCTTAAAAGTCGATACCGACGAAGAAGTACGCAAGAAACTGGCCAGTAATCCGCAGTTCGCTGCCGTACTCAAAGAGTTTGGTGTCGAGCCGCCGAAGAAGATCAGCCCCACGACGGGCAAGGAAACTTTCGCTCTCGCCAAGAACGACGAGGGCTTTATTGCGTTATCGGAAAACGATAATCCGGTGGTTCAGCAGTTATGTTCTGTTCGACTAGGTACGAAATCTACAATAGAGGAGTCACGCATTGAACGCTTTATCGGTATTGGTGCTAGGAATCGCGGTCGGTTACCTATTCCGCTCAAGTATTACGGCGCTCATACAGGTCGTTGGTCGGGTATGGATGCCGTCAACCTACAAAACCTTCCATCACGAGACAAGAAAAAGAAGGCACTCAAGAATTCGGTGGTCGCTGCGCCAAGTTATTCCGTTATCAACTGCGACTCCTCGCAGATAGAAGCCCGTGTGTTGGCTTGGCTTGCGGGGCAGGGCGATGTCGTTCAAGCCTTTGCAGAGAAGCGCGACATCTACTGTGAAGACGCAACCAAAGTCTACGGTAGACAGATCACCAAGGCTGATCCGGTCGAGAGATTCGTGGGCAAGACCATGCGGCTTGGTCTGGGCTATGGCACGGGAGCGAAGAAACTTCAACACACGCTGAAGACTCAACCGCCGGGTGCCGACCTCTCGGAAGATGAGTGCAAGAGACTCGTCAACACGTGGCGACAGGCCAACCACAAGATCGTCGATTTGTGGCGCGAGTGCGACCAAGCCTTGTCCCATCTGGCAGCGTGGCCCGGTGGCTCTGCATACACTATCGGTGAACACGAGGCAGTGTGGGTTACCGCACAGGGCATCCGTCTACCAAATGGGCTGTACATCCGTTACCCCAAACTGTCCATCGAAGACCAGCAATACTCTTATCAGTCACGTAAAGGCAAGGTGAGTATTTGGGGCGGGGCGATGGTCGAGAACATCGTTCAGGCACTAGCGCGTGTCATCGTGGGTGAACAAATGCTTCAGATAAGGGAGCGGTACAAGCCTGTGCTGACGGTGCATGACGCAGCGGTCTGCGTTGTCCCGACTAGTGAAGTTGAGGACGCATTGGTATACATTACTACTATTATGTCTACGCCCCCGGCATGGGCGGCGGGACTTCCGGTGGCTTGCGAGGCCAAGTTTGGACAATCCTATGGAGAGTGCTGACATGTCTATAACTACAGTAGGTTCGTTACGGCAGGGGTGGAGGCACGTTATTGCCGGTGATGGCGGTGACTGCCCCGTCTGTGATAGGTGGGGAAAGATTTACAAACGCACATTGAACAAGACGATGGCGAAGTCGCTGATCTGGCTTTGCCAAGAAGTCAAGCGCACGGGGTACGACTGGATCGATGTGCCGAACACCGGGCCGCGATTCGTGATTCGCAGTAACCAACTGCCGATCTTGACAACGTGGGGGCTTGTTGAACGCTGTGCCAAAGACGGGGACGAAGGCGGAGCCAAGCATAGTGGGCTGTGGCGACCAACGGACAAAGGATGGAGTTTCTACTACAACAGGATCAGAGTCCCTAAACATGCCTTTGCTTACAACAATCATGTACTGAAGTACGGAGACGAGATGGTTCACCTGTACGACTGCTTTAAGACTATGTTCGATTACAACGAAGTAATGGCGAGTCGATTTGATGACTATTAAATGGTCGTTTAGCGGTCTCAAGGACTTTCTCAACTGCCCCCGGCAGTACTACGAAGTCAAGGTCGCGCAGAACTACAAGAAGACTGTTTCCGAACAAATGCTGTACGGCACTGCTGTACACAAGGCTTTGGAAGATTACGTGAGGGACGGCACCGCGTTACCTAGGAACTATGAGCAGTTCAAGAAATACGTAGACCCACTACTTACAATCGCTGGCACTCGTTACGCCGAGTATCAGATGGCACTTGATCAAGACAAGACACCCTGCTCGTTTGATGCGCCGAACTACTGGGTGCGCGGCATCGTGGACTTGATGATCGTGGACAACGACCGTGCCTTCATCGTGGACTACAAGACAGGCAGTGCGAGGAACCCCGACCCCAATCAGTTAAAGTTGATGGCGTTGATGGCCTACGCGCATTTCCCCGAACTCAACACGATCAAGGCTAGTTTGATGTTTGTGGCTCACAATGCTTTGGTATTTGAGGAATACAAACGTGAAGATCAACCGAAGTTGTGGGAAGTGTTCAAGCCGGGCCTGAACCGTTTGCAGATCGCGTATGAAAATAATATGTGGCCAGAGAATCCCGGTTTCCTGTGCCGAAAGTGGTGTCCTGTAACAACCTGCAGATTTAACGGAGAGCGTTAATGCCTTACGTCAACAAATCCAGACCGTACAAGAAGGAATACAAACAGCAAGTCGAGCGCGATGAACACGGAGACCGCATGGAGCGGCAACGCGCTCGTCGAAGTTATGACAAGAAGGGAGTCAGCCGCAAAGGTAAAGACGTTGCACACGTGAAAGCCTTGTCAAAGGGCGGTAGCAACCGCGACGGTACTAGGCTAGAGTCGCCGTCGAAGAATCGTTCGTTCCGTCGCAAGTCGAGCGGAGCGATGAAGTGATTCCGCACAAGGCATGAGTGTGCAGGGATAAGAGAGGCCCACCACCCACTTCCTCTCTCGCGTTATTGACATGGCGCGTAACCATGCCATCTGAAGCCGTCCACCTCGCACCTCGTGTTTCCGGGCGGTGATTCAGACGACTGGCCCCCGTAAGGGGCTTTTTACAACTAACAGGAAACAGACATGCAGATCATCCAAGATGCAGCCGTGAGGATCGTGCTGCCAAACGAGGCCGCTGACAAAGTACTAGAGACGGTGGAGCGCAGCAAACTTATCAGCGAAGACGAGTATACCAAGGAGATTGTGGTCTACTGGGACTACGACGAGATGGTCAAACTGGCAACGCACTCTGACGTTACAGCCGTGACCCCGATGCAACTGCCCTCGCCAATCACGCGAGACTACAAGTGGCCCGGTATCTACCGTCCGTTCAGCCACCAGATCACGACCGCTGCGTTCTTGAGCCTACGTCCTCGTGCGTTTTGCTTTAACGAAGCCGGGACGGGCAAGACTTCAGCAGCGATATGGGCCGCTGACTATTTGATGAACATTGGACATATCAAGCGTGTTCTTGTCATCTGCCCTCTATCGATCATGTATTCGGCATGGCAAGCCGACATCTTCAAGACCGCGATGCATAGGACATGTGGCGTGGCGCATGGTGATGTATCCAAGCGAAAGAAAGTAATTCAGTCCAACTACGATTTCGTCATCATCAACTTTGATGGTGTGCATACCGTATTCGACACGTTAGAGAAGACCGGGTTTGACCTGATCATTGTTGACGAGGCTAGTGCATACAAATCTACACAAACTCGGCGGTGGCGCACACTGGCCAAGTTGGTTACACCAAACACTATGCTATGGATGATGACGGGCACGCCCGCAGCGCAATCACCTGTCGATGCATTTGGTCTAGCCAAGTTGATCTCGCCGTGGCGCGTTCCGAAGTATAGTACTGCGTGGCGCGACCGAGTGATGACGCAAGTCAGTCGATTCAAATGGTTACCGAAATTCAACGCACGAGAAGAAGTCTACAAGGCGCTTCAACCTGCGATACGCTTTACCAAGAGCGAGTGTCTTGACCTGCCAGACGTTGTTTATCAGACACGCGATGTGCCATTAACGACACAAGTCGAGCGGTACTATAAGGACTTAAAACGTCAACTCTTAATTGAAGCCGCCGGAGAACAGATCTCCGCCGTCAATGCTGCGGCTAGTCTAAACAAGTTATTACAGATATCGGGTGGTGCGGTCTACACGGACACACGCGAAGTGGTTGAGTTCGACATCTCGCCGCGACTCAACACGCTCAAAGAAGTGCTTGATGAAACGTATAACAAAGTAGTAGTATTCGTTCCGTACATCCACACCATCGACATTGTTGAGCGGTTCTTGCTTGCTGAGGGCTACACAGTCGAAGTCATTAAAGGCTCTGTGTCTCCCAAAGAACGCTCTGCAATCATCAATAGGTTTCAGAAACAGAACGACCCAAAGATATTGATCATCCAACCGCAGTCTGCGTCACACGGCATCACGTTGACGGCTGCGGATACGGTGGTCTTCTGGTCGCCTGTGATGAGCGTGGAGACGTACCTGCAGTGTGTTGCACGTATTGATCGCGTCGGGCAAGTCAACAAGATGACCGTGGTGCATCTTCAAGGCTCCGATGTCGAGAAAAAAATGTACAACATGCTGCAGGGCAAAGTGGATAGCCACCAAAAATTGGTGGACTTGTATAAACAGGAACTAGAGGAATGAACATGTCAGTCAATACAGAGCAAATGGTAGATGCCTATCTTGCAATTCGTAACGAACGGGAAAAACTTCTGCGCGAGTACGAAGCACAAGACTCACGGCTCAAGGAAGACATGGCGAAGATTGAAGCCGCGCTTCTGACCGTGTGCAACGACATCAACGCAGACAGTATCAAGACATCTCACGGTACGGTGATCCGCAAGTTGAACGAGCGGTTCTACTGCAACGATTGGGACAACTTCAGAAAGTATGTGCTTGAGAGGGAGGCCATCGAACTTCTTGAGCGCCGTATTCACCAGAGCAACTTCAAGCAGCACATGTCAGAGAGTGAGGCTGACGGGTTGCCCCCCGGTGTTAGCGTGATGCGCGAGTTTGGCATCACGGTTCGTAAGGCTAGTTAAGTCAGTCTATTCAGTAGGAGTCAGTTATGAGTAACGATATCATTGCTAGTTTGAAGAATGACCTTGCCGTGATCGGCGGGTTGGATGAAGACACCAAGGCTATTGCCGGTGGGTCGCTTGGCGGTAACAAGCGTATCTCCATCAAGGGCGGCGTGTTCCGCAAGATGACCGGCGGTAAGGAAATTGGTGCGATTGAAGATCGGCACATGAACATCATCTTTGTGAAAATGTCGCACAAGCCGAGCCGTACTTACTACAGCGGCACGTACCGTGAAGGCGAGAAGGTCGCTCCGGTCTGTTGGTCAAGCAACTCCGAGACTCCCGATGCCGAGGTCAAGAACCCCGTCGCAGCCCGTTGCGAATCTTGTCCCATGTCGGTCAAGGGATCGGGCCAAGGCGGTAGCGGCACGGCGTGTCGTCTGTCGTGGCGTACGGCAGTTGTGCTGCCGGGACATCCTGCGGGTGATGTGATGCAGTTGGTTCTTCCTGCTACGTCGGTGTTCGGCAAGGAGGAGAACGGCAAGTGGCCCTTCCGCGAGTACGTGAAGATGCTTGCCAATCACAACATCGCTGCCGGTCGCGTAGTGACCAAGATGCAGTTCGACACCAAGTCGCCTGTACCCCGTGTGTTGTTCTCGCCTGTGTCGGGCATCAGCCCCGATGACCTTGAGACGCTGGCCAACCAAAGCAAGAGTGCTGCGGCTGAAGCGGCTATCAAACTCACGGTCTATCAAGCAGATGAGAGTTTTTGGGTTGCCCCCGCTGCCCCGGCTGTTGTGAAGGAACCGAAGTTACGTGAGCCGAAAAAGCCATCCGCTGCCCCCGTGGCAGATGTGTCTGACGTAATCAAGGAATGGACGAGTAAGTGAGGTTGTTGTGCCACGTACGTACAGTGAAAACTTCTTGCTTGATCTACAACGTGCTGACCCGACCCGGCTTGGGGTGCAACTAGGTAGGCTGTGCGTCGAGGCAAACCTTCCCGCCGCCTATGTAGCCCGAGCCTTGGAAACATCTCGTATGACTGTATACAAGTGGTTCCGTGGAGCGGGGGTTCGTGAAGACAAGCGCAAGACGATTGAAGTCTTTATGGATTTGGTGAGGCAGGACATGGGTAAAGGGATGCTACCTGCTCCCACCTTGTTCGATGCCAAGAGGTACATAGAGGAAATGGTAGGCATCACGATCTAACTTTATAGGCCACAGTTTGGCGGGGGTTCGCCCCCGCCTTTTTTGTCTGCGGAAACGGGCATGACACAACAATTTTATGAGAAAGCATTACCGTCGCAGGGTGTTTACTGTGTTACCGGGATCAAGGATGGCAAGGCCACTAACCGGTTTGCTGAAACACTTGGCGACATGCTTGAGATCATTGATGAACTCAAGGAATCTGAATCAAATGTATTCTTCGCGCTTAACTCGTACCAGAACTACAGCCGCAAGGCTGACAACGCTGCGTACTGCAGGGCGCTGTTTATTGATCTTGACGTAGGTGAGGACGGCAAGAAGTACAGCACCAAGGGTGAGGCACTAGCCGCGCTAGATGACTTCATCAAGATATCGAAACTGCCGCCGCCTGTTAGGGTGGACTCTGGTGGCGGGGTTCATGCGTACTGGATTTTTGATCAAGACATCCCGAGCGTCGAGTGGAAAGACTACTCATTGGCGTTCAAGAAGTTCTGTCTTGACTACATCAAGATTGACCCCGCTGTCATGGGCGACACGGCGCGGGTTATGCGCTGCCCCAATACTGTAAATTACAAGCGAAGTCAAGGAGTCGAAACCGCTCTTTTAAATGAGGTTATCAATGTTTACTCGTGGGAAAAGTTCAAGGAATTTATAGGCCCGGTAGAGCAGACTACCGAGTCAGTCCTGTCCGGTATCGCCAAGGGGCTTGATAGCGACACGGAGATCATCGCCAAACTGGCGAAGTTTGATAACTACGAATACACGTTCAAGACGATTGCGGTGCAGAGTCTTAACGACAAAGGCTGCGCCCAGATCAAAAATGTCCTAGTCAATGCACAGACGCTTCCAGAGCCAGTCTGGAGAGCGGGGTTGTCCGTCGCTGTACGCTGCGTGGATGGGGCAGACGCCATCCACATCATGTCCAAACCTCACCCGCAGTACGACCCGAAGCAGACTGAAGCAAAGGCACAGTCAACGCTGAAGGCTACCAGCGCCTACGGCTGCGAAGTTTTTAATCAACTCAACCCCGGAGTATGTGATGGATGCCCCCACAGAGGAAAAATCTACGGCCCGATTGAACTTGGACGAGAGTTCAAACCGGCTCCAACGCTTGAAGAGGCTAGTGCGGAGGACGCAGTTCGGGGCCAAGAGAATCCCGAAGAAGTTCCACTATTTCCTTCAGCGATCTTGCCCTATGTACGAGGACGAGACGGAGGAGTCTTTTACTTACAAAAAGGAAAAGTAAACGAGGACGGCGAGAAGGAACCGGATACGTTAATTCGTATCACCAACCATGATTTTTTCCCGGTAAAAAGAATGACCGGAGCCACCGAAGGTGAGTCATTGTTGATGCGGCACATCATGCCGAAAGACCCTGTGAAGGAGTTTGTCTTCCCGGTCAAGTACGCCTACGCCTTTGAAAAAATGAAAGAGATTTTGAGTTTCAACGGCGTCAACTTCATGCCATCTATGGCAAAGTTTGTGTCCGAATACATCATCAAATGGGACGAATATATGCAATTACAGAAAGCAGCCGAAGTGATGCGTCAGCAGATGGGCTGGACAGAGAACAGCGATGCGTTTGTAGCCGGTACGTTGGAGATCATGATCAACGGCGACAGCCGCCCCGCTGCCACTTCACCGTTGGCGAAGAACGTATCCAAGTTCATCAAGCAAGAAGGTGACTACGAAATATGGAAGAAGTCGGCAAACGCTTTCAACCACGTAGGTCTGGAACTTCATGCGCTAGGTTTGTTGGCAGGGTTTGGTTCGCCGCTCATGTCGTTGACTAACACGCCGGGCTGCACGATCTCGTATGTCTCGCCCGAGTCTGGTGTGGGTAAGACCGGCTCCATGTATGCAGGTGTTAGCGTATTTGGTAACCCGTTTTACCTCAGCCTGTCTGAAGGCAACGCGACGGACAACGCACTGCTTGGCCGTTACCTCTCGCTCAAGAACATCATGTTCGGTCTTGACGAAGCGTCGAACATCAACAGCGACATCTTGTCGAGGCTGATTCACCGTATCTCGCAGGGCCGAGCCAAACTGCGTATGCAGTCAAGCATCAACGCTGAACGTGAAATTGAGTTTGCTGCATCGCTCATCGCGGTGATGACAACGAACCAGTCTTTGTACGACAAGTTGTCGATGCTCAAGAACAGCCCAGATGGTGAGATGGCTCGTATCATTGAGTTTCGGTTAGAGAAGCCCGAATGGTTCAAGGAAGACCCGACCATCTCCAAGAAGATCGTTGACCCGTTTAACTACAACTACGGTCACGCAGGGCCAGACTTCATTCGTGCAGTGTATAAGTTAGGTCTGCCCCGCGTACGCGAGATCATTACAGACTGGTCGGACAAGTTCCGTGCAAGTTACGGTACAGACACAGCATACCGATTCTACGAGAACACCATTGCTTCTTCGTTTGCAGGAGGCGAAATCGCCTGCGCTGCTGGCATTATTGATTTGGATTTGCAACGCATATTCAGTGTTGTGTTGGAGGAGATGAACAAGTCTCGCCGCACCATCTTCAGTCTCAACAGCACGGACTACAAAGAACTACTGGCCCTGTTCTTCAACCACAATCACAAGAACTACCTCATCTTCAACGAGGACAAGGTGGTGGTCGAGCCGTACGGGAACATCATCGTGGGGCGTATCGACGCAGACAAGAACATGCACTATGTGTCCAAGAACGAGATGCGGAAGTTCTTGTCGCAGCCGGGTTTGCAAGTCAGCGCCCGAGCCGCCGAGGAAGAGTGGCGGAAGACTGGCCTGCTTGTTGAACAAAAGAAGCAGCGTTTGACTACGGGATGGAAGCAAGGCACCCACATGTCAGCCGTGTCTTGCTATGTTTTCAAGTCTGAACTGCCAGAAAACTTCTTCGATGATAAAGGAACCTGAATGGTTGCTTCCGTTTGAGTTCATGAAGATTGGCGATAGTTTCTTCGTGCCAACGCTCAAACCAGCCGAAATGCATTACATTATCGACGCACGCTCCAAGGCAGTAGGTATCCGAGTCAAGTCGTTTACCTCGTCCAAGGATGGACACCTTGGAGTGCGCGTCTGGCGAGTTCGCTAGGGTTCTAACCCGTATTGCTTGAACGTGTCGATGATGCTACGCATGGTCATGTCGCGCAGCCGCTCCAGTTCTTTCAGACGTTCTTGACGTTCCTTGACAGTCAAATCTGCAGCCTTGACCTTGTTCATCTCTTCGCGGATCGCCTTCAACTGTTGGTTCTTCAACTTGTTGTAGATGTACACAAGGGCCGGGTCGTTCGGGTTTGACTCCAAGTAACGCTGCAAAAGTTCTGGCCTGTCCTTGACCGTACGCAGTCGCTGTTCTTTCTCTTGGATAGACTGCTCGACCTCGGCAAACTGCCGCGCATCGAAACTGGACTTCCTGCCGAAGAAACTGTCCATGAAAATGAGATCACGCTTGATGTCGAACTCTTTGTTACCTGCCAACATCAAGAACATGCCGTGGCCGTTGTGAATGATACGGCTCAAGCCATCAACATAGTTGTTGGTGAAGAAATACATTGTGTTAGGTGACACATCGACTTGTGCGTTAGTCGCTTCAAACAACTTACGTGCGGCTTGGTTGTACAACTCTGGCACGTTGCGACCGCCCGTGTAGGCATCGCCATACCGGCTCAGTCTGTTGTTGTAGATTTCGCGCCCGAACGTATCGACGTTCATGGTGTACTCAAGGAAAGGCCGCACGAGGCTAGGTGCAAGTGAGTCGAGCATCCACGCCGGGAAGTTGTTTGCCGGGTTGAACCGGGCAACGGGCAGCGGGAGGAACGAGTCAAGCGCGATAGTCGTGGCGTTGGCAAGGCCATCAGAAAGCGACGAGTTACCTATCGCCATGCCGCCAACCTGCGCTCCCATGGCCAAGAACGAGCCAAGGCCAAAGCCCCACGGCACCTGCAGGTAGTTGTCCTTCAGTTTTTCTACGCCCAAGAACTCAAGCGGCAGACGCAAATTGCGCGTCCAGAGCGACATGTCTTCCGTAGCCACTTTGTTGCGGCCTAATTCGTCATCGTCAGCCACCATAAACGCCATGACATACAGGGTGAACCCGACTCCAAGGAGGCTAAGCGCCATCGCTTGGGCACTTTTCTTCTCCTTCATGAAGTTGGCTTTGAACTGGTTGACCGCAACAGGGTCTTTGCGAATCGCCTCGGGCAGTCTGTCTACAGCGGTCTGTACGTCTTGAAACGCCGGGGTCAATGCATCAATCGCACGAATAGCGCCAGTCGCGGCAGGCCGGAAGAACATGAACAACGCACCGGCTTGGCGACCCCACTCACCGACTTGTTCAAAGTTGGCGAGGTTCTTGGCGTATGCAGCGCCTTCTTGCCGTGCCGCTTTCTCTGACATACCCCGTGCCAAGGCTTCGGCCTTTGCCGTTTCGTAAGCAGCAGCGCGGCTCGTCAATTCAAACATGTCAGTCCAGATATCGACCCATCTATCGACCTTCTCTTTGCCGCGAACCCACTTACCACGGTTGATATCACGTACAAGTTCGTCGATCTGGCCACGAATGGCCAAGCCCTGCACGTAGGAGACGCGACCGCCTTCTAGTAAGTACTCCAATATGCTCCCAATGAAGGGGTCTGTTTTGGCCATTTTTTCAATCTGGCCAACATCGCCATCGGCATAGAGTTTTGAGACTTTGGCTGCTTTAGCCATGCCACCTTCAGCAACTCGGGTCGAAATATGCCCAATAAACTTCAGCGACTTATCTGGCCCAAATTCAGCCCCCAACGTGAAGGCGTTGGTCAGTACGTCACGGACAAAGTTGTACGGGTGGAACGCCGGGTTGTACCGGGTGTGGAACTGCCCGATACCGCTTGTGATACGGTTGGCCATGTCAATGAACGGCGACTTATCACGGTAGGCACGGCGAATAGACTCAAGCGTCTTCTTATCGTTGATCTTGAGAACTTCGACTGAACCGTCTGGGTTGTAGTGATAAATCTTGTCATCACCCTTGTACTTGGCTCGCTCCAGTTCGCTCTCACGATCTTGGAACGGTATTGGTTTACCCTTCCTGCCACCGTTCAGGTTTACGCCGTCAATCAGACCTTGGTCAATTAAGTTTTTAATTGCTTGGGTCACATCTTTACGGCCCGCACGCATTGCAGATTTCGCTCCATCGACGAGCGTCTGCATGATGACGTTATCGGCGTCAGTAATACGGCCCTCAAACGACTGCGGAGTCTCGGCCAACTCACCACTCAATCGCTTGCCAGTATAGTTGTACTCGCTCTCGTCTTCGGTCTCGGGCTGTCCGGGCTTGCCCTTGAGCGGCACGTAGTTCTTGAAGTTGTAGAAGTTGACGATGTTATCTACAGGCTGCGACCAATAGTTAGCACGCCGATCCTGTTCAATCGTGTTCTTCTGAATGTTGTCCATCGCCTTGATCATGCGGTCGATCAAGACTTTCTGTTTATCGTTTTGATATGCGTTACGCAGACTCTCCAACTCGCTTGGCGTGAACTCACCCGCTACGTTGTACGCACCGTCTTCAATTCTGTCCGTGTACTTGCCCGGCTTGGTACGCTTGTCCATAGACTTGCCAGCCGTAGTATCGACTGACCCGTTGCCGACCCGTTTGCCATCCTTGTACCCGGCAAGTTCTTCAACAAACTCGCGTAACTTTAAGGCTTGATCCTTGGTCAGTTTGACGTTAGTACGCAGCATCTCAAAAATCTTCTGTCGATGCTTGGCAGCGGTTGTTGTCAAACCAAATCTAGTTATCAACTTGGTGTCGTCAAGCGGTACGTTACGCAAGAACTTGATCAGACGACGTTCCGGTTCGTGCCGGGCAATCATGTACAAATTGAGGTCACTCAACGCATCCATGATGTTGATGTTGTTTGCCTTGGCGTAGGCTTCGATAGCCTCATGAACATCGTGCGTATCTTTCTGGAAGTACTGCGTCATTACGTGGAACGCATTACCAGAGGAGAGCGAGATAAGGCTGTAGAGATTGTTGAAGTTCTCTTCGCCAACAATCAGTTTCCCTGCCCGAACAAGCGCATCCTGCAGCGTCTTGAGTGGACGACGGTCGTTCTGGAACTTGCGGATCAGCCACTCCGAACCTTCATGGGTCTTCAAGAACTTAACCGCGCCACGAATGGCAGGTTCTGTCGGGTGTTTGTTGTCTAGTTTGGTGCGGTATTCGCGCTTTATCTTGGCTACCCCACGCTCTTCGGCAAGGGGCGCGGCCTTGGCAGCAAGAGGGGCAACGTCTACGCCTTTCTGCGGCGGGGAGACGATTTCTTCAAACGCACCGGCAGTCTCAAGCAGGAGGTTCCCTTCTCGCGTCTTGATGGACTCGCGGCGGATACGCGCCAACTGCTGCCGCAGGAAGTTCTTTTTGCTTTCTGATGTATTCGGGTCGTTGATCTCGCGCTCAAGCGCGATAGCCTTCTCCGCCTGTGCCTGTGCTTCGTTGTCACCAAGCGGCACAAGATCAAACATGTGCATCAAGGACTCGACAAACTGCGTCCAGAGGTCTTTGACCGCTTTGACTGCATACTTCGCCAAGTTGGGCGAACGCATCTCGGACAAGTCTTTCTGGAAAGCGTTGTCGGTCATCGCATACGAGACAAACTCGTAGACGTTTTCAAATGCATTCGGATACCGCGTACGCAGTTTCTTGTTTGCAAGCGCGTAAATCTTGTTGAGGTGTTCAGCCGCTTCGCGTTGGTTCTCGGGCAGCGAATCGGGGGCGGTTTCGTACTGCCGCAACACTTTCACGGTAACGGCGTGAACCATTTCGTGCAAAAGGGTTTTTTGCTTTACCCCGTCCGTACGTAGCCGGATGACGTTGCTCTGTGGGTCATACTCGGCAAGCCGGTTTTGGTTACGCATCCGGTCAAACGCTTCGACGTTTACATCCGGTTCGCCTTCCAATTCAAACGTCAGATCGCTAAGGTCAACCTTTCTCAGCGTATCGATTAGAGATTTGGTTACGTCGATCCTGCGCTTGGCCGCGCCACGCTCAGATATGGCTACACCGGGCCTCTCTCGGCCTTGTACAACCCCAGTGTTTTCGGCTGTAGCGGCAGTTTTCTCAAACAAATCACGGATCAACTTGGCACGTTGACCCTTGGTCATCTCTTTTGGCACGCGCTTGACGCGCTCGACCTGCGGAGCCGGGGCTTCGCCTACCGGAATGGCGTTGCCAAGTTCGGTATTGAGGTCGTACAAGGTATCAAGAAGTTTGTTCGCGTCTTTTTGTACAACAGCATCACGAACCTGCTGGTCAACGGCTTTCAAACTTACGTTTGCTTTGCTCAGTTCACCGCTTACTACTGGCCCCATGCCAGCGGCTTGATCTGCCGATTCGGTACGACTATCTGCGCGTTGCTTCGCAACAATTTCTCTTTCGTTTAGTTCAGTTTCGGTTTCGGCACTGACTCGCTCACCTTCAACGGCGCGACGGGCAGCGCGACGGGCTTGCTCATCAGCAATGCTGCGGTCAATTTGATCAAGACGCTCACGAATACGGGCACGGACATCACCCGTGTTTTCAATCACGCCATCGGCGTCATACTTTTCAACGATGTCATCAAGTGAACGGACAGCCGTCAGTATCGGCGTCTCGTTCTGCATCAAAAACCGATCATAGTCAGACTCAACAGTGCGGCCTTTTTCGCCCGTTTTGGTGGTCGTTTTTCTGGCTACGAAAGCATCGGGGTCAAGTTGATTGTCTTGCGTGACAATACCGGCTTCGCGCAGATCGTCCAGATAGCCCTCAAGAACAGGCATATCGATGCCAACTTTGTCGGCCACGGTCTCAAGGTCTGCACCTTTGCGGAGATAAGAAACAATATCTTCTATGTCGGTGGTGTACTTAACGCCCTCGCCAGCAGGCAGTTTCTGCTTCAGTTCATTGATACGATTGACCAAGTTGATAGGTGACTCGGGGTCAGCCTCATCAAAGCGGGAGCGGGTCTTTTCAAACCGCGCTTGCCACTTTTCAAGTTTGGTCTCGTCTAGTGAAGACTTGACTGGCTTTTTTCCAACAGCAGGTTGTTCAACAGTCTCACCAGCACCAACCACTCCGGTATCTGCAACCGCTGTAACAGCGGGTCTTTCGGCTCCTCGCTGCTGTACAAACTGTGCAGCGCCTGCTCCACCTGCTCCACCGTCAGTTTCTGTAGTACCTGCTGCTGAAGTTGCCACTCTTGCTGATTCATCGGATGTGACTCCTTGCGGTGCAGTGACAGTAGCCGCCGCAGTTGCTGGTTTAACTTTTTCATCTGCAGCCGGTGTGACAGCGGGAGGCGGTGCAGCCTCTTCGCCCTTCGTCAAATCATACTGCTTGGCCTCGGGAATGAGGCTACGAATACCGGTAACAGGGTTACGTTCAGTAACAACAGACTCACGCCTAAGTTTTCTGAGTAACGAGTCTGCATTTTTTGCCGGTATACCTGAACTAATCAATGCTCTCTCAAACTGACCGGGTTCAGTCTCGGTTGTAAGCGGCGTGCCATCGGGATTAGTTAGCCCAAAAAGCAGGCTTCTGGCAGCATCTAACTGCTCATTAATCTTGGCCTCGCGGAGTTCCTTCTTGGTGCCTTTCTCGGCCTCGCGCTTCTCTTCGACTTCTTCTTTCTCGCGTACCTTGGCCTTCTGACGCGCTTCTTCCCGCTCAATTTCACGAGCAAACTGAATCTGTTGGGCCTCTTCAATTTTGGCTTGGTTCTGGTAATAGCGCGACATGCCGCCAAGCGGCGCACCCAAAAGCACGGCACCTGCCGCAGCCTCGTAGTATTCGCGCCGTGCATCGGGGTCAGTCAGTGAAAGGCCAGCCTGCGCCCGTTCAAGCATTGATTGAGCAATTTCTTGTGGAATCTCAAAGGCCGCGCCCTTGGCTGCACCTGTTAAAATGCCTGTTCGACCGCGCAAAGTTTGGTTACGCACGGATTCAAGCAACGCATCTTCGGCTTCCTTGGCGGCTTTTTCTCCAGACTCGCCAAGCAGATTTCTCAAGATTGGGAATCGCCCAAACAATGGCTGGAAGAACTTGATACCCACAGCGTCCAGCGCCGTTTGTCCTGCTGCAGCAGCACCGGCTTTAGCCAGCGACGTTTCAGACGGGCCTTCACCACGCTGTATTTGTTCTTCTTGCGCCGCTGCTTGGCGACCCAGATTCTCAATAAGGTACTGCGCTCCAAGGGTGCCGTAGCCCAGAGCCTTGGCGGCACCGGGGGCTTTGGTAAGCATTTTGCCGACCGTAGCGGCAGCGGCAGGAGCAACGAGATAACCCGCCGAAGTACCGGCGGTTTGCTTGGCCCAGTCAGCAAGCGAGGAAAGGTCTTTGACTTCCTCAAAACTAGTCGTTTCTTTCTTGGGACGATTCGCCTCAAGGAAGGCTTTTCTAGCCTCATCCGTGCCGGGTTCAGCCGCTGCAAAACGTGCAGCCTCTGGAGCCTTACCTAGCCCAAGTGCCGACTCACGGAAAGACTCAAGAAACCCGGCTTGTTCAGTGCGGCTTTTTGCTTGTAGCGCACGGTATGCAGCGGCCAACCGTTGAGCAGCCTCAACGTCTCCAGCCTGATCTGCTCTACGTAAAGCAGCGGCAATCTGTTCAAGCGTTGCCATTTCAATACCCGTATTTGGCTAATATGTCTTCAAGCCCGGTATCGCCACCTTGGCTTTTATCTCCAATTCGGGAATAAGGGTAACCCGGAATCTGCGTAGCCAAAGCCTTGAGTTGTGCAGACTGGTAACTGCCGCTACCAACCTGCGTAGCACGTTCACGTTCTTCATACAGTTTTTCTTTACGTTTACGCGCCGCTTCGCGTACGTTTGCTGGGGCTTTCGGGTCTTGTTCAATCTGACGAAGCCGACTAATTTCCTGTTCAATCTCCTTGCCCAAGCCGCCAAATCGAGAATCGTCTCGTGCAGCATCGGCGGCAATTTGGCGGTCAGCCAAAGCCAGTTGGAATGACTGCGTTTGAGCAAGTGTCTCTTGGGCCGATTGCAAATTAGTAATTTGATCCTGAACTCGGTTGCGTTCAGACTCAAGTTTGTCTACCCGCGTTTCTGCGCCAGCGCCAGCCCTCTCCTTTATGTTCGCAATACCCATGTCAATATTCATCATGCGGTCTTGCAACTTATCAAGCGTAGCCTGACGCCGTTCTTCAAATGTCTCGTAGGCTGACAGTCCCGCTGCGCCACCGGCTGCAAGGGCTTGGAAGAACGACCCACGGGTTCCTGCCATGGTGAAACCCATCATAGCCATAGCCTTGTAAAAGTTCTTATCCTTGATGCCGTCAAGTTCTTTCAAACGCCCTTGCACGTTAGCCTTGGCATCGTCAAACGGTTTCATGATGCCCATGTCGGTATAACGCTTCATACGGGCAGCAATCTCTCTGTCAATCGCTGCTTCACGCGCTTCGGGCTTGGATACATCTTCCATGCCTTTTAGCCGTCCACGCAAATCAGATAATGTTTTGGTCTCTTGTGCTGTAGTAGAAACGCTAGGCAGACGCGGCCCACCACCTGCACCTTGTCCACCACCCGCTCCTCGTCCACCAGCCGCAGACTGAGCCATGTATTGGCTCAAAGCATCTTCGTCTTCCGGCGCAGCGCGGCCCATGGCCCCGCGATATTGCTTTTCAAACTCTTTGGCTTCGGGTGAATTGGCCCCGTATTGACGAACAATCGCCATGTAGTTTTGAGCAATCCCGGTTTCTTGGGGATTGAGGTTAGTCTGCGCTCCCGGCGCATTCAAAATAGACTGCCTACGCTTATCAGACGCGGCTTGTGCTTTATCAAGCGGGGTGTCGTAGAACAGCCCAGCAAAAGGTATTGCCGATTCTGCTATACCCGCTAATCCCGCTGCATAAGTTTTCATTGCGCTACTTGGATCAACGTCCATACCAAGTTGAGCAAGCCGAGACTCGCGCTGTAAATTTTCAGGGTCGGTCTGAGACATGCCATACAAACCGGCTAAACCGCCGATTGCTGGAGCACCCTTAGCAACTTTTTTTGCTCCGCTAGCAATTTTACCAACAGCGGGGCTTCTCAAATATTGAGCAAACGTAGGCATATTTTTTTCTGCCCACTGAAGTATTCGCGCCTGTTCTGCAGGAGTACCGGTGCGGAACATGTTTTCAAGTTCGTCAAAAGTTTGGGAAGAAGTCGGGCCACCGCCATTACTAAATGCAACGATACCCCCACCCGCCATGCCGGGAGGTTGAGCCTGTTGAGGCGGCATCTGGGGGCGCTGTCCAGCCATAGCCTGCTGCACTTGCTGCTGCACCTGCTGGGCCTTTTGCTCGTTCTCCTGCATCACGTTTGGCGGAGCAGGCTGGTTCTGGCCTTGCTGCAGAGCCTTCAAGCCTTCGCTGGCTTTCTCAAGCCGCATCCGACTAGCCACTGCACCGGCTAGACCACGGTAGCCCATCGACATGAGAAACGGTACAACCTGATCATCGGGAATTTTTTTCTCGTCCAGAAACTTCTGAACTTGCCCGACAAACGGATTCAGCGGGTTGTAGTTTTTGTCAACCATGTTTGCTCTCCTTAACCCCTACCCGCGCCGTAGAGACCGGCTAACCCAAGACCCGCGCCAGCAACTTGACTCAGCATACTAGGCGGCGTTTGATACATGGTCTGGATGCCACCTGCCGTAGGCGTACCGCGTATGAGGTCAGACATGAAGCCCAACTGAGTGTACGGGTAACGCTGACGAGCAAGGAAGTCCTCGTATGCTGCTTGCAGCCTCTGTTGTTCCTGCGCCTGAAGTTGCTGCCCCGCAGCCATCTGGGCTTGGTTGATACCTTGCTGCTGACCAAACTGCTGCTGTCCCAGATTGCCAAGCATACCTGCCGCAGCCAATTGCTGCTGAATACCCTGCAGTCCAAGATTGGCACCGAACTGCCGCGACTGTTCGCCAAACTGGGTACCAAACTGACGCTGCTGCAACGCTTGCTGCTGGGCCTGAAGTTGAGACTGCTGGTTAGCCAACTGAGCCTGTAGACCCTGCTGCGCTCCCAACTGCTGAACACCGAGTCTAGCCGCGAGGTTCTGCTGACCAGTGGTCAGACCCGCCTGCTGGTTGGCAAGTGCGGCTTGCATTCTAGCCTGTTGATTAGCGAGTCCTGCCTGCAACCCTTGCTGTGCCCCCAACTGCTGAACGCCGAGTCTAGCCTGAAGGTTCTGCTCAGCCGCTCTCTGTCGAGCCTGCTGGTTAGCCAACGACGCTTGGAGGCCCATCTGGCCTCCAGTAATACGCGCCTGCTGGTTAGCCAACGCAGCCTGCATACCCTGCTGTGCGCCAAGCCCTTGTGTTTGGAGTGCGGCTTGCAGATTGGCTTGACCGGCAGTAAGCCCAGCCGCCTGATTGAGCCGCTGAGCCTCTAGACCTTGTTGAGCCATCAACTGCTGACGAGCCTGTGCCGCAGCCAGATTCTGCTGGCCAACTTGCATACCCGCTGCCTGATTGGCAAGAGCCGCTTGCAGCCCCTGTTGTGCGCCTAACTGCTGGACGCCAAGTCGTGCAGCCAGATTCTGCTGGCCCGTGGTAAGACCCGCTTGTTGGTTAGCCAGCGCGGCCTGCAACGCTTGGGCACGGTCAACACCATACTGCTGCTGAGCCTGCTGGAACGCCTGTTGCGTACCGGTAGCCTGTATGCCCTGCAACTGATTAGCCAAGTTGCGCTGTGATTCAGACCGAAGAAGCGCCTCGCGGCTACCACCACGACCCCCCGCACGTGCAGCGGCAGCGCCCACACCCGGCATTTGACGGGCTGCATCACGCATCGCCTCACGTTTCTGAGTCTCCACAACGTCCTGCATGTACGGAGACATGTACGGCTGAAGTGAAGAAAGCCCAAACTTCTCGGCTTGAACCTGCTCGGCTGGCCCCATCTGGTACTGTTCAAGGGCTTGGGTGCCGACACGTTCGGCTGGCCCCATCTGCAGTCGCTCAAGATCGGACGGTGCTTGAACCTGTTGTGGCCCGCCCATCTGAATGTCACGAAGACCGGGCGCAGAGACAGAACCAAAATCAGTTTGAGCCGCAACGCTTTCCGGCCCCTCCATTTGATATTGCTGCAACTGTTGAGCAGCCACAGTATCCGCCTTAACGCGCTCTGCAGGCCCCATCTGGTATTGCTGCAGATTGGGAGCCTGTGCGCCAAGATAACTAACGTCCAGTCCTTGATACTGCGAAGGGGCGTATTGACCCAGTTGTTGCGCCTGCAGGCCAGCAAGTCCTGCCATACCAGTCGCTTGACCTATCTGAGGTGCAAGTTGCTGCTGCTGAATCTGCTGCATGGCCTGCATCTGGAGGGGGTTAAGCCCCGCAAAACGCTGACCTTGGAAGGTTTCGTACGGTTTGCCGTAAACAAGACTTTCCGCAGTGCCAAGAGTTTTCTTGGCATACGGCATCAACTCAGGCGGTATCGTGACCTGAGTTACTGTTTGATTGGTTGGTTGAGGTGCACCGCCGCCGCCGCCACTACTCATGGTTCTACTCCATCAAAATGCTTTTCGTACACCACCGTTTTCACGGTGTACCCGCGTTTCTTAACATGCGGTTCCCATCCGGGGCGACCGTAGAATTCAATGCCAGAACAACCTGCATCTTTTGCAAATTGATCTGCAGTTTTGTGCATGATGTCGTCAACATACTGCATATGATTAGGGTTCATCGCGCAGTACTGAATGACAAACATCTTCTTCTGTGGGTACTGTTTGATCTCCGTCATGACGTAACCGTGTATTGTGTCATTGTCTTTCGGATCAAACACTGCCCATAACTGCATCTGCCCGGTTAACGCAAACCGAACGATGTCATCGATGCTCGCCCGACCCTTAGTCCAACCTTCAGATTCCTGAAAATATTTGATCAAGGACGGCACCAGATAAGTAATCTGGCCGTAGGGGACAAGTGAGATATCGAAGTTCATTGGGAATTAATAAACAACACGCCCGTCTGGGTATACGGTATTTTGAGAAAACGATCCCTGCGGGAACTGACGCTGATTCTCTAACGCCATTTGTTGCGCTCGCGCCTGTTGGTTCATTCCTTGGAATCCGTTCCCACCAAAAAGACTGCCTAATCCACCAAACATCCTCATGTAAGGATTTTCACCATAGGGAGCGCCGTAGCCGCCGTAAGGATTGCCAAAGCCAATGCCTTGATTCCGCATAGCGTCACCATAGTCAGAGAAATTGCCGCGAAATCCGGGGTTAGGTTGAATGGCAGGGCCTAACTGTTGCTCATCGGGAACAAAACGACTCATGCTCCCATCAGTGTAATAGCCAGACACTCCGTCCTTTGTAGATCGAATAAGGGCTTGAGTAAAAACGCGTTCATTTGGATTAGAGATAGGCTCAGACGGCATCGCGCCCGTAGCAGGATTGGCCCCTTGAATAGGCCTGTAACGCATACTGGCAGAGCCACCAGCAACTCCATACTCTCCGGGCTTGAGTTCTTGGTAATCAGGATTGACCTCCATCCCCGGAGGAGGTTGTTGGGGGGAATTTCTAAATCCGTTGTCGCCACCCGCCACTCCAAATCCATTAAACACTCCAAATTGAGTCGGTGGTGGAGCAGGAGGCTGATAAGGATTCTGCGGCAACGCAAAAGGCTGACTAAACCCGCCGCCGTACCCGCCGCCGTATCCGCTAAACGGAGTACGGTACTGCTCAAAAAAACCGCCATAACCGCCAAACGGGGTGCTATACCCACCGCCGTCGTATTGCATGTTTCCTTGCTGCGGAGGAGGGGGAAGTTGTTGTGCAGGCTGCTGCGGATTAGGCTGCTGCCCCGGCCTCTGGGTATAAGCATTACCCGGCCCACGCGATTGTACGCTACGTCGCTCCCTATAGTTAGGAGAGAACGGAGTCTGTGGGGCGCTAGGCTGTTGACCACCGCTGCTCATAATTCACTCCTAACCGGGCATGTATTTATCGACTTTTACGGCAGGAGCCTGCTTGGCTTTGCCAGTACGTGCTCGACGTACATCGGCCATCATTTTGTAGAGTTTGCGCGACCCGGCTTCGGTTGAACCGTTACCAAGATGCGAAACCACATCGGCAGGAATTACAAACTCGCCATCAGCAAGCCGCGCTTCTTGTCTGCCAGAGATGTTGGCCTTGATGCTGTCCGACATACCGTCGCCGGGGCCACGCAGTAATTTACCCGCCGCAGCGTATTCAACTGAACCGCCACCTGCAAACGCGCCCATATCGCCAAGGTTCATACCACTAAAATCCATACCAGCGCCGCCGCCAAAGTTCCCCATGTCAAATGAAGGAGCAGGCTGTTGCATAGCGCCAAAATCCATACCACCACCGAAACCGCCCATATCAAACGACGGAGCAGGCTGTTGAGCCATAGCGCCAAAGTCCATACCACCGCCAAAGTTCCCCATGTCAAATGAAGGGGCAGGCTGTTGGGCCATCATTGAGCCATAGTCAAAGGCAGGCTGCTGCGGCATTTGCGGCATTTCTGGAGCCTGTGCCATTTGTGGCGGCATACCACTCAACGCGCCAAGACCGGCGAGACCGCTGAAATCCATTCCGCCCATGTCAAATGCAGGTTGCTGCGGGGCAGGCTGGGGTTGAGGCGTATAAGACTCCATGGGCGCTATCGGGCCGCTAGAGAATTCAGGAGGGGGAGTGTATTCCCTGCCGCCACCCGTCATATCAAAACTGGGCGAACCCCCACGATAAGCAACTTCACCCATGCCCATATCAGCAGGCGGCATGTAGTTTTCTGAGAACGGGGTGGTAGGTGCTTCCTGACCCGCCCCTGCTCCTATCATTCCCTGCAAAGCAGAGAAATCTATGTTGCTAAAATCGGGCGTCTGGGGTTGACTAAAATCTTGCGGTGGGTTATAGGCCGCGCCGCTCTCATCCATGCCCATGTCGGCAGTGAACCGCTCTTCCGGCTCGGTGCTAAAGTTGCCCCTATTGGTGTCGGGAGTAAACGTGTTACCGCCTCTGGCCCCACTCATCCCGCCCATAAGTTCTTGCAATCTAGAAAAATCTATGTTGCCAAAGTTGGACAAATCTATGTTCCCAACCGAAGCGAAGGGGTTAGTACCGCCGGGTCGGCCTTGCGGAGCATCAGCAACGAAGCGGCCTTGGTTGGCATCCCAACGCATACCACCGCCGAAATAATCCCCGTCAAAATACCTACCACCGCCAGCAATCGGCGCGCCAGAGCCGGGAGGTGCTGTTCCTGCAGGAGGGGGCGCGGCAACTGGTTTCGGGGCTTCTACGGGCGAAGTGATGTACTGGTTCAGTCCTTGCAAATAACTAGCAAAGTTCTGCCCACCGCCGCCCTGTTGAACAGGAGGCGCAAGAAGGCTTTGGTAATAGGCTTGAAGATTTTGCGAATTCCCAACATCTCCGCCGTCAGCAAACCGCTCCTCGCCAGTGTACGGATCAATATCCATCTCGTACCCACCAACACTCTCTGACGGTCTAGCCAACGGATAGTTACCGTTCGGGGCTGGGATTACGCCGCCCCCTGCCATGCCCGGCGGGGGAAAGCCGGGATAGCCCTTACGCCACTGCCCCTGCCGGAATGTCCCGGTCACAGGGTCGTAGTCGCCACCTTCGTAGTAGGACTGGTCAATTTCCATGTTCCCGCCGGTCGGCATCTTGTAGTCGGGAGACATAGCGTTGGCGGCGGTCATGCCAAGCCCGGAAATCGCAGGCATACCCATGGTGCTGCCCAACGCCTTAACCCCGCCAAAACCGCTAAGACCGAGGTTTTGACTGCCGGTAAATAGTTCCTTCGCTCCCGCACCAAAATTACTCAGCCGCCCCCCTAACGTCGCTGCTTGGTTCGCGGCCTGATTTTTAATCTGATTAGTGACAGCCTCTTGCGCTGCCTTTGTCCCGGCTTCTTGAGCGAGAATTTTGGTACCTGCATCTGTAGCCGCCGCACCGATTCCCGATACAGCACTACCCAGCCCCGCACCGCCGTACGCGCCAAGGCCCGCCATCAGACCCTTGCCAATGTCGCCCGTCCTAGCCGCTTCCACACCGCCCACCAAAAGGCCGCTACCCAGCGCACCAAGGCCGGGAACGAGGAAGTTGAGGCCCACCCCAAGCAAGGTTGGCAGTAGTTTCTTGAGGAAATTGGCTTCGACAAGCCCCGTGTCTGGATTGACGGCCAAACTGCCGCCGTGGGCCAAGGCAAGCGCCTGAAGCCCTTTGACCTCGCCGGGGGTCATGTGGACGAGCATGGAATCGCCGTTCCTGCCACGCGACTGGACTAGGGAGGCGAGACCCGCCATGGATTGACTTTGATTCATAACTCCCTCACGGGGGCAAGTTTGATGGATAGTATCATTAGTTAGCCTCGTAATTTGATACCCAAACCACCGTCAGGATGATGGAGGGGATCGCTGGGATGTTGCCGGTTGCGGTTACATACGGGATAACTACGTTGGTGTCCGAAGACTCCCAAGCCAACTCAAAATAGTCGTTTGCCTGCAGCACAAGCACAAAGTTCCACGCTGCTACAATCTCGTTGTTGGGGCCGTCGATAACGATCTTAGTAGCCGAGTCCGGCAGGTTTTCCCCGTTAATACGAGGCCAGATATATACGGCACTTGCCGAACCGCCCGTTTTATCCAACTGGGCAGAAAACTGAAAGTTATAAATACCCGTCTGAGCAACGTAGACTTTGGATGTCGGGTTACCGCGTGTAATAGCCTGCTGGGTAACGACTGAATTGTAAGTAAATAAATTAACGGCATTCGCAACCGGATTTGGCTGCGTCGTCGTATCAAAATACGAACCGTGCGCGGTCGGTGAATTAACCCGATTGGCTACCTGCCTAAAGAAAAGCCGCAAGACGTTACTAAATTGATCTTGAAACCGCTGCTCGTATTGAATCGGAGCAACCGGCAAGTTCGGCGTAGATATGCCACGTGCAACGGTCATCGTCGGCCATCCGGTCGAACGTCAATACGCATCACGCCCATTTGCCAAGCAACGCCAAGGTCGTTGGAGTCCACACGGAACGCCATCTGGCGACCACGGACACGGGTATAGACCTGCCCGGTGTACTGCTGAATGGGTATCGTTGAGGTGCGAGTCACGACCGGGCTGTCGGCGTTCGTATAGTTAGAACCAGAGTTCTGCCGAGGCCGTACCGTCAGCGTCACACTCGGGCTTGATCCCGTAGACCCTGTGAAGTTGAGGTCGGGCAACATGCGCCAGACATAACCAAAACTCTGACCATCTTGAATGTCAAAGTCCGACGACTCAATAAATGCCTCAATGGGTAGTGCGGGAGACACCGACGCATCATCGTTACCCACTTCGTGCAACATAATTTGGTTTGCGACGTTGAACGTGATGTAGGCGTACTGGTCGTGTGACCCTGCAGTTGTACCCTCAATGCCACGAACGCACCCGGTGAGCGTATTACCGTCCTTGGCAGCGTAAGAAATCTTCTCCGAGTTTATGGAGATAGTGCCACTCATCGGGAAGGTCGAAGTGTCGGTCAAGGCAATCGTTGTTACCGACGAATTGATGCTCGTGGCAAGGTATGCCTGCTGCACGTTGAACGTAGCGAACGGATAGATGCGCTGCGTATGCTGCGCCCAGAATGTACGGTTCAAATTGCCGTAGTACCAGATACGCTCAAGATAGTTATAAATGACATAGCGGTCATTGATCGTGCTGTTCTGCGATGGGTAGAACCACCAAATCTCGTTGTAGCCCTCGTTGGCCCCTGCCGCAACCTGACTTAATTGGTCATAGTTGATGTCGTTATAGACGAACTGGCGAAGGGTGCAAGGCAGCGTCTCAACGCGACCCGAGTACATGAAGAATTTGTCGCGGCCCATCCAGTAGACCACGTTGTTCACCGTCAGCACGGCGTTCTGCGATGCAATAGAAATATCTTGATCCAGCAGCGTAAACGACCACACGAACGGAGGCCCGACGTACTGCATGGAGAAGAGCGCCGTGTCCGTCCAAATCAAAATTTCCTGACGGGTGTTGTTGGCTGTGACAATGTACGAGCCATGTGACAGACCTTGTTCGCCTGACTGGTTTGTCGTTGCTGGCACCCACTCGTAAGCGTTGCCTTGATCTGACCAGCGTACAAGCAGCGGATCAAACGTCGTGGCAAAACTTGTCGGGTCGTACGGGGTCGAGCCGCAAGAAATCACAAAGTCATTAACCGGCGAGTCAATAATGTAATTGACCTCGTTCGGCACGTGCCGACCGGAGTAACTGAACGAGATAGCCGAAAGCGTAGCCGAGGCGTTCGTTGCCTGCGAAATCGTGACTGAGTTGCTGAAGTCCCATGCAGTCGTAACGTATGTACCGGTAACAATCCCGCTACCCGACAGCACCGCGCCCGTATCAAGCCCGGTCGTGTCATCCAGAACGATAGTGGTAACGCCCGAGGCAAACGCTCCGAGCGTCGTACCTTTGATCGCCGTGTTGGCTTTTTCTTCCAACGTAACAGCACGAGACCACGAAGTCGTGTCTATCGTCCAGAAGTAAATCTCGCCACCGCGTTCAGCGAAGATCAAATCGTCGCCGTAGTTGAACATCGACCAGAGGCGCATCTCGACGCCTGCACCCGTGGAAGAACCCCACCCGCCTGATCCCCAAGGAGGGCCACCCCAGCCTACGCCCGAACTGTAGACAGCGTTGCCTGCATCAATATCAAACTTGGCAATGACCAGCGAGCCGCCGCCAGTCGTTGTGGATGAAGCCGTAGCCGAAGCATAAATCGTGAACTCGTTGGCGTTAGGTACGGACTGAATCTCGTACTGGCCGTTCAGAGTCAGGCTGGCTACTGCCGTGGCACCGGAGAAATTAACGTACGTGCCGATAGCCGTGAGATGCCCAGAAGCCGTAACCGTGACAAGGCGACTACCTGATGTAGTAGAAAACGGATTTGACGAAAGCGTCAACGAGTTACCAAGCGGAGTGATGTCGTAGTACGTGCCGCCCTGCTCCACGTAGACCTTTTGGCTTGTACCCATGCCAACAAGGTTTTGATTAAGTTTGCTGATCCAGTTCCACAGCATCCGGCACACGCCGAAGAACGTACTGCCGTTGACGTTGATGTTTTCCCAACCGCCAATCTTTTCGGCATAGCCAGAGCGAAACCGCACTTTGTCGCCAGCAAAGAACCCGCCCTCGTTAGCGTACGAAGTAGACTCGCGGTTGACGCCGGGGCGTAGTTCAACTTTTTGTAGGGGCATCTAGGCAACTCCCGACAAATATAAAGCCTGCTCATCTTTACGGCGTTTGACAAGACCGGGCAATACCCGCCCAGCCGCCTTCGTCCACTTCATGAATTCTTCAGCCGCGTCCTCGTACTCACCCCGGTTGGTCTTCATCCGAAGGGAAGAACGCTGGAGATTGCCAAGACCCACGTTGAAGGCAAAAGATGCGAGAGCATCAAAGACTCCCTGACGACCAACAGCAGCAGGGCAAAGTCGAACCACACCACGCTCAAACCGACCAAGGTCTTGAGAAAGAATCCGATCCACTTCGTCCATCGTGAAGGCGCGATCCCAGCCTGCGGGTATCGGTAGACTCTTGCGCTCCTCATACTTCACCGCCGCATGGGTCGGATCAATCACATGGCCCACGCCCACGCTCCAAATTAACGCCGGACATTGATATGGGCGCGTTCGGACACCTTCGTGGTGTTTTACAAGTTTAATCAGTTCAGGACTTACTTTCATTCCTGCACCTGTCAAAGTGATATCGGCGCATATTGCCGCCACCACCTGATACACCGCACTTTGGGCAAGTAACGATTTGGCGCTTTCCTTTGCAGGATTGACTTAACTTGTTTCTAAACTCGGGGTCAGAAAGACGCTTGGCAGCGCCATCACGATACCGCTCCAAGTTAATGCGCTTTACCTTGCCGCCAGTGTAGTCCAGAGCAAGGTTATAAAGTTGATCTTGCGGAATCTCTGCAAGAAGGAAGTCTTCCAATTCTCTTGCCTGATCAATATTTTCCGTTTCGCAGACAACATCAAACGAAAATTGAGATATGTCTTGCTTGGCTCCACGCAAAGAACGAATGGTAGCCGGGTGATTTCCGTTCTTTAAGTATGACTTTTGGCAGATAAGCCTTTTCTTAATATTGCCACTACTGCCGATATATACCTTTCCGGCAACGACATTCCTGATTGCGTATACCCCAATCATTTTTGCGAGAACGCTCTGCCACCAAAATGGAACGCAATGATGGACGCCAGAATTGCCATCTCATCGTCGCTAAATACGTTTTCCATCGCAGCCGCAAACGGCACCCCTTGATGCCATGCGTACCACACCCCGGCAATGTTCAACGCAACCAACTCCAGCACGAAAATGTACGTCACAACCGGGCGGACGCTGGCACGCAGGTTAATCATCCACTGGCTTGCGCCCTTGCCGATCTCGATGTCGTGCTGGTACAAAGCCTGTCGCTCCTCGCCAGCCGTCTGCGTCTGGATTTGCTCCAGTTTGATTTCCTCAACCCGTGCCTGCGCGATAAACCCACGCTCTGCAAGGGCCAACTCACGCTCTTTCTGGGCTGCGACAAGAGCCAGTTCATGCTTCTTGTCTTGCC